CCCAGCTAGCTTCATAACTCTAACCGTCGGCGCGAAAATTTCTACTTCTTTACCGTTAATAGGCAGTTTAATCGTCGTTTTTCTCATCGTATATCCTTTTAAATTTTAGTTTTATTCGCCCAAATTTGAACGCACTTGAGATAAGTAATCTACCCCGCCTATTAGACATATCATGTTTTCGACGTCTAGTAACGCTACCGGGACTTTGCCTATATTTATATCTAAAAAATGAACGGCTAGCTTGATGCTCACTTCCATCTCTTTTCCGCTTTCAAAGCTTCCCGGGTCTATCTCGACTACGTCTCCGGTGACCGCCATAGAAAAAGGCTCGGGAGCGCCTTTGCCCGATTGAAAGATGCTAGCCTTGAATAAAAAAGGAATTCTGTTATTCCAAGTGTTTAGCCCGTATCCAAGATAGGTGTTTTTATCGAGCACGCTTAGTTTAAACTCCATTTCCACCGGCTTTATCGTTCCGCTTGCGAAATTGCCGCCGAGCGCCCCTTTGGCTTCGATCGTCTCTTGTTCTATCTTTGGTATCGTGAGCGATTTAACTACGCCTAAATATCCTTGACCGTTTATGAATACGCTTGCTTCCTGAATAACCTGAGGAATTTGTCTCTTTATCATTTTTTACTCCTTATTTATTTAAATCGTTCATAAGCGTTTCGCCGTATTTATCGACGTAGATAAAATCAAGCGTTAGCTGTTTTACGACGGGGTTGTTTTGCATTCTGACGTCTAGGTAAAATTTGCCGTCCGTGATGTTTGCTAGCGTATTTTTCTCGCTCCAAGATAGCTCGTATCCGAGCAATACTTTTGCCCCGACTAAACCGCGCAGCAGCTCGCTAACGCTTCTTTTGGCGTGATAGAGTTGATCGGCTTTTTTATCGATCGCAAACAGCACGCCTTTTTGGCAAGCCTGCGAAATACGGTCGAATACCCTTACTCTCGCGAGGTCTTTCCATATAGTATCTTGATCGCTAGTCTCTCCGCCCCAAGCCCTAAAGCCGCTTTCTCTGATGACGGTCGAAATTTTTGCCGATCTAAGCTCGTCCGCGGTGCAAGTTTCTCCAAGCTCGAAATCTATGTCTATTTCCGTACCCGAAACTCCTATCATAACCCTGTTTGAGTAGCTGTCGCTATATCCAAACTCGCTTGCGCCGTCCGTATGAGCTATCATTCCGGCTATTCTAGCGCTTTGCCCCTCATAGACGTAAGCGTTGGTTTCATCGTCCCAAACCTTGACGTTGGGATACGCCGCAACGAGCCTTCTAGTGCCGAAGTCCCCCATCTTTACTATCGCCGCGGCCGCGTCCTGAGCTTTTAGATCTACGATGCCGGTCGCTTTTAGTCTGGTGGCCACTTTTTCTATCTCGCCTTTTACGGCGTCTTCGTTGCTAAATCCCGGCGCTATTATTAAATTCGGGTTATACCCGAAGCGAGATTTTGCTTTGGTTAGCTCTGATATAGCATTTTTGCACCCCGTGATCTCGTCGTTCGTATCGCTATCGTCGTCTTTGGTAAATACGCTTAATATTATTTGCGTATTTACCGCCTGATCTTCGATGCCCTTTAACGCCCTATAAATCGAGCCTTTTTTAAAGGCTTGGCTAGCGTTCTTTTTCGCCTTGTATTTTGCCTCTAACGCTTCAAGCGCTTTTGCCGTCGTCATGAAAAAATGCAGGCCGTTTTCTAGGACCTCCTCGTATCCCGCAATTCCTATGGGCGTCGTGCTTTCTACGCTGATAGGTCTTGCGGCCTCGGCCGAAATGGTTACGTTTACTCCGAACTTAGCAGCCATGTTTTACTCCTTTTGTTGAAATTCTCATTTTTTACTCCTTGTTTTTATTTTCGGTATTTAATCTTATGCCATATCCTACAAGCCGTATAAAAGCAGTAGATTTTCCACTTGGCCACTCCTAGCTCGCTCATCATAGTCTTTAAAACCGCATCGGCTAGTTTAAAGCCGCCGCTAACGCTTGACGAGCTAAGCCCGTCTTCGCTCGCTGAAGACGCGTCCGACTTCGCGAACTGCGGTTTATCGTATTTTCTCTTATTTAGCTCTATCTCGGCTTGGTCGCAAAGGTAGTCATGCGCTACGACGGCGCTTAAATACTCTGGACTATTGGGCGGAAAGATACTCCAAAACAAACGGGGCACGTTAGCCCCGTTAGTTTTATAGCTTTTCGGTACTATTACGTCGCCGTAACGATAATCTTCTACTAGCTCGAATTTATCCTTTGAATAAGGCTTAAGCACGGGTCTTTTTATCTCGTTCATTTATTATCCTTGCCCAAATCTATCTCTATAACCTCGTTAAAGGTTATAGCCTCTAGCTCCTCTTTACTTTCGGCTTTACTTATGGCGGATTCGTATTGCCATTTTAAATTCTTAAGAAATATACCGGCAATTCCTATTGCTTTTTCTATTCTTTCAAGGTCTTGCAAGGTTACCGGCACAAACTTATCGTTATGCATTCTAAATTCTTTTTTAGGTAGCCACTCATAGTTATTTTTCATAACTGCGGCGTTTATAAGATACTCATATCCGCCGTCAATGACGCCGAATCCTTTTAAATTTATAGCCGACTTATCGGTCATTTTTGTAGCCCACTCATTAAGGCTAGCTAGTTTATTAAGCTTCAATTCTGCTAGGCTTATTTCTTTAGGCTTATTTAGATCTTCGAGCTCTTTTTGAGTGAGCGGCGTTAAGCCAAGTTCCTTTATTCTTTGATTTAGTAGTTCTTCGCCTACATAGTCTTCATAGGCGTATATTTCTCCGTCTCCGTTTTTATATCGTTTCACGTTTTCTCCTTATCTTAGCTCAAACCAAAAATTTACGGAGCCGTCTACCGAATACGTAGCTCCGGCTGGGACTATGCCTTTTACCAAAAGCGTGTTAGGGGCCTGTTGGGCTGCTCCAATAGCCGCCGTATCTACTATTACGCCGTTTATTTTTAGGTTTCTTTCGCCCGGACCGTTGCCTTTTATGCCTATATTCACGTATATGGGTCTGCCCGTGTCGTTGGTATAGATTTCGTTAGCTCGTCTTTGTCCTATGAGATTTTTGTATTCTTGTCCGACGCCTAAGCTTTGATTAATTATGTTTGCCGTATTTGTTAGCGGCGTTAAAACTACGCTTTCTGCTATCTTTTTTAGATTGCAGATAGCATTTAACGGTTCTATAGCTTCTAATTTAAATAACTCATTACCGTCTATTTCATCAAGTTTTGAAATTTCTTGCTCGGTTAATGCTCTATTAAACTGCAAGAATTTAGCTATCTTGCCGTTAAATTGCGCCATGTTGCCTCCGGCCGTTCCTCCAAAAAACACCGCTCCGTTCGTATTTGAATATCGTACGTATTTTTTATTGCCGTTAGGCTGACTATGGATTTTAACTCCGTTTTTGTATATATCGATAGACTGCGGCGTAGCGTTTATAACTAGCTTTGACCACTCTTGATAATTATAAGGAACGCTAAACTGCACATATCCTGCGCTATTGATTAAATAAAATCCTAGGCTAGAAGCGTTGTGCGGAACAATATAGCCATAAAAGAAATTTACTATATTTGGATGCGAAGTTACAAAAGCTTCCGACATAAAATCTAGCTCTATACAGTAGCTATCCGCTTGATTTGGTATTTCATTATTAATAGGTTGAATAGACCAATTAAAGTAATTACCCGTCGTGAATTTAACGCATTTGCCGTATGGACTATCTTCTAATGTAGGATTGCCTATTTTAGGAGTATTATATTTATTAAAATACTCTTTTCCGCTAGTATCTTCAAATAAGTGGGCCATTACCAAAGCGTTTATAGCATCCGTCTTAGGTTTATTATAAAACCATCTATTTTTTAACGTATCGAATACTACCGCTTCTTTATCTATGCGATTATTCGTATGACCGAAAATTTTAGGTATAGCCCCGCTGGTATAATAGCTACCGTCCTCTTTTAAGTAAAGATAATTATCGCCGTCTTTTAAAGTTAGCGCGGATAAATCTATACTTTTTTCAACTCTTTTTATATCGGTATTTAATCCTAACTCATCGATACCTTTGGCAAACGGAACTAAAGCTTTTATTTTTAACTCGTTGCCTTGCAAGGTCGTTTCATTATCATAGGTTATATACGGCATAACTAAGTTTTTACGAATATCGCGTTTTAATGCAAAGTCATCGGCTTGAGTTTTTTCTAGGTATCTCTCGTCGCTCTCTCGCTTTGTGTAGGCGTCGATCGCATCGGTAAGTTTTTGAAACGTTTTTTCGCTCCAGTCTCTCGTTGCTAAAACTACGCTATTATCTACTTTAAGCTCGATATTAGAAACGTTACCGATTAAAATTCTAATCTTAAATACCAGATCGCTTCCCGCGCCCTGATTTAAAGCGGGCTTATAGCTAAGCGGAACGCGGCCTACCGCAAACATCTCTCCGCTTTGCGTAAAAATAGCGAATTTCCTTATATTAAATCCTCCGACGTTAGAAGGGATTACGCCCTCTATGTTGAGGATAGAGGGGTTTTGCGGATCTTGTGTTAGGGAGTTGATCGCAAACTCGTGTTTCGTGTTCTCGAGTGCGGTAGCTGCCTCGCTAGGGGCTATCTCGCTATCGCTTACGGCTATCTTGCTAAGCTTAACGGGCGTTTTATTAGCGACGGCGTTTATTAATAAATTCGCCCCCGTTGCCGTTAAAAGGCTAAAGTATTCTTGCATCTATATCTCCTAAATTTATAATATTTTCGGTTTTTAAGGCACACGCGAAAAAGAGGTTTTCGTCGGTCGCTATATCTCGCGGGCTAAAAGGATCTACGCAAATAGTAGCTCCGGCGTTCAAACAAACGCCCGCGTAAATATTCGCGCTTGAGGCAAGCTTTATAACCGAGCCGTCGTAAACGCTTCTAACGTTCTTATAAGCCTCTATTATCTCGGTAGTCTTTTTTAAGCTTGCCTCGCTTATGCCGTTTTCGCCGGCTTCCAAAATTAACTTAAAGCGGTAAGGCTCGCCGCCGTATTCGTGCCACTCTTTTATCTCGCACTGCGAATAAAACGCTTTTAGCGCCTTGTTAAGAGAGTAAAAAGTGCCGCTATAAAAGTGAATTTCAAAGGCGTTTTTTATTAGCTCTCTGGCTGCCGCTTCGCTAAGTCCGTCTATATCCGCATCGAAGCTTTGGGCTAAAATCGGCAAAAGCCGCGCGGGACAAGAGCTAGCTAGCGTATTAATTACGCTAAGATCTAAATTTTCTAGCTTGAGAGCGAAAAATTCGTCTAACTTCTTATCGAATTTGCTTTTATGACTCGGTAGCAAGCTCATAACCGCGCCTTTTTATAGCTTAAATTAAAATCTATTCTTATAAAGCTATCGTCGCCTACTTTGGTATCGGCTGCGGGACTAGCTAAATTTACGCGATAAACTCCGCTTTTATGCAGCATAGAGTATATGTAGCTCAAATTTAGATCTTCGCCTATTTTTAGCGTATTTGCGGTTTGTTTTACGGCCTTATCTATCTCGTCTTGAAAGAACGTATCCGTTAATTCTAACTCCGCCTTTACGGTAACGTCTATTATTTTCGCGTTTTCTACTACGACGTTATCGGTTAGCGGTCTTACTCTCTCGCCGTTTAGATACTCGGCTACGCTTTGCCTGGTCTCCTCGCTCATATCGCTGGTTTTTATATAAATTTTTACTACTCCGGCTCCCCCGTTTAGCACGCTTACTTCTTCTACTTTCGCGTTTGCGCTCAAGGCTTGATAGACATAAGCCTTTTTGCTTCCGGCGGTGCTAAATCTTTCAAGAGAAAGCACGGCTCTTTCTCTCAATCTTTCGTCGCTCTCTATCTCCGCGCCGCCCCCGAAATCGCTCGTCTGTTTTGCTTTTAATACGAAAGGAAAAGGCGTTTGGACGTATTCGCACTTTACGGAGCTTAATTTTATAAACTCGTCTAAAACTATTACGCCGTTAGCTTTTATCTCGTTTGCGGCGATCAGAGCGTCTTCTTTTAAAAACGCTCGTTTGCCGTTATCGCTACAAAATATCGAACCTTTCGGGATAAAGGTGTCGCTATCTCTTTTAACCGATAAACTAAGCTCTATATTAGCCGTCGGTCTCTCTCCTTTTAGCCGCTCTATGCCGTAGATAGCCGCTACGTTATCAAGATCGCTTCCGCTAGAAAAAGGCAAAAGCATGGATTTTACGCTCTCGTTTATCCTAGCTCTTAAAAGTAGCTCTCTATAAGCTAAGGCTTCAAGCAGGGCCGAATAGTTATCGGATTCCAAAAGCGAAATTTCTGCGTCGTTTAAATACGTTTTAAAAAGTCTTTTTACGTCCCTTAAAAGCTCGTCGTAGTTAAGCTCTTCGATTACGTTTGGAAAAGGTAAATTTTTTAAAAATCTCATAGTTCTATCCCTATCTCGTCGCCGCTAATTAGAACGACCTTAAAATTTAGCCTATGGTCTTTTAGGCTTATTAGCTTTACTTCATCTATTTTCACTCGTTTTTCCCATCTTTCTACGGCTTCTATGACGTAGCAGGCAAGATCGGCTCTAAACTCGTCGTCTACCTTGCGGTCTATTAGCTCGAACAAGCGACTGCCGTATCCCGGCAACATAACCCGCGAGCCAAGAGGCGTGAGCAGAATGTCTTTTATGCTCTGTTTTATATCCGCTAGATACTTTGCCATTAGTCCCTCGCTAGTCCGTTGTTGGTATGATTAGTTAGATCGCCTCTGCCGTCTCTTACGCTGCCGCCGAAGCTTGCGTCGCCTCCCGTCGTTATAGACCCGGTTATTCTTACGTCTCCGTTTATTTCAAAACTTCCCGAGCCGCCGCCGCTTCC